TTTTCATTATGGTCCAAAATAATAAGTTCCTGTTTTTGTTATATCTTCATCATTTCCTTCTACAATATTGTAACAATGTGTAGAGAGAGTGGATGTAGTCACTCTGTTTTTGTCATCTTTTTTGATAAAGTACTTTGAGCTTTGCATATATGTATAGTCATTTGACTCATCAAAAACTTGTACATATTTTGCAGTTGCTTTTAATACTAGGTCCCAATCATACTCAGGGTATTCTTGAAAGAACCATTTAAACTTCTCATAAAGTTCTTTAGGATTAGTTCTGTAAGATGTAGTGCTTCCAGGTCTTTTACCTTTAGGAAACATTTCATTATACTGAATAATCTTTTCTTCCCAATCTTTATAAGATATTTTATTTACTTTCTTAACTGTTTTTATATTACAGATGTAAACTTCAGACTCATGTACTACATGTGTAGCTTTAGGTGTTATAGTATAAAATATACCTTGAGTCTCTGATTTATTCTCTGTAAGAAAACCTAGTCTAGAAAGCTTATATTGTTCTGAAGTATATGGTACTCCTATAATAGGAATGTTATACACCATGCAGTACAATATGTAATGAGCATTTGGTGTAAGCTCATTGTCAGCTAAAAAACTATAGAACTCCTTCATCTTGCATGTTGTTTTTAATGAATTGATTTTTTAACTTTTTCAATTGTTCAATCATTGTCAGGCGATCTGCAACATCTAACTCAGATGCATAGTTTGTAATATCCATTAAACAATTTACAAGATCAGCATGTACTTGTTTTATGTAAATCTGTTTTAGATATTCAGGATGCTCTCTTATAAAAGAGTCATGTAAATGTCTAAACTTTTTGTCATATTCATACATGGTATCCATTTTCTTAAATGCAAATAAAACTGTAGAATGATCTTTACCTACTGTTGCACCAAGTTTACCTGATGTTATTGTAGGATCTATGATTTTGTATAGTTTATAATACATTAATCTGGCATATACCTCACCATTTGTTTTAGTACCTTTTTCTATAGATACTTTAAAAAAAGCATTGATATCTTTTTTTAGTTTTTCAAGAAGTTGTTTTTTTGTCATTGTTAATTAGTTCAAAATATTGTTTTAATATTTCTTTTCTTTTAGCAACAATTCTTTCATCATTGCCTCCTTTTTTTAACAAAAGGTCAAGCTTGTGGTCATATATACTAAGCCTTGATTTTAACTCGTCAATAAGTTGTTTGTTCATTGTTAATAAGTTTTTTAAAGTGTTAACTACAAAAATCAGCAAATATTTCTGTTTGTGCAAACAATTAGCACTATTATTTAAAATTATTATTCAAAAAGTACTATATTATAATGTGAAGGGTGTTATTGTTATTTACTATTATTATATATTACTAATGAAGTCATATTTTTTAAACATCTTGACAGGATTACTACTGTTTTTTACACCTATTCATGGGTTAATTGTTACAGTAGGATTGATTGTATTGTTAGATACATTTACTGGTATTTTCAAATCAGTAAAGTTAAAAGGTTGGTGTTCTATTAGAAGCAGAACACTTTCTAATATTATCAGCAAAATGCTATTGTATGAAATGTGTATTATTATACTATTCCCAATAGATAAGTTCTTGTTAAATGAGTTAATTATTCATCTTGTATCAGTACAATATTTTGCTACAAAGCTTACATGCATTATAATAATTCTTATTGAAGGAACATCCATTAAAGAAAACATAGAAGAAGCTCTTAAAATTAAAATATGGGACATTCTAAAGAAAATACTAAGTAGAGCAAAAGAAGTCAAAAATGACATTGATGATTTAAATTCATAAACTTTATACTATGCTATCAAGAAAAGAAAAAACCAGAAAAAACATTAGTTACTTAGTAATAGTAATTTTAGCTGCTATTATTTTATTACAAAGATCTTGTACACCAACTACAGTTGTAAATGGTGATCCTGAAGTTACAGTTGAAATAGATACAGTATATAAAAATATAACTGACACTGTTATAAAAACTGTACCTGTAAAATCAGTAGTATATGTAAAACCAGAAGGTCCACACTATGTACCTACTGATGATATAGACACATGTAAAGCTAATTTTGATAGACTCTTAAATGAGCATATCAAAAAGACTGTATATCAAGATACATTAAAACTACCTAATGATTTTGGAACAATAACAATTATAGATACTGTATGGATTAATAAACTATATGGTAAAAGAACTTATATACAGAATATCAATATACCAACAATAACAAAAACAATCACTAAACCTGAAGAACCTAAAAGACAAATCTATATAGGTGCTAACTTATTTGGTGATAAAAAACAATTACAAGTATTTACTCCAGGAATACTATATAAAACTAAAAAAGATCACATATACCAAGCTAATTTAGGTGTGAACTTTGATGGTTCTATTACATATGGTGGAGGAATGTACTGGAAAATTTCATTTAAAAAATAATAACCAATGGTAACAAGTGCACAATGTTTAAAAAAGTATGGTGATCCTACAAAAGAATCTAACATGGTTGTTTGGGATGTACCAGCAGAGTTAGAAATAGGTCTTATACCTAAAAAAATATACTGTAACAAAGATTTAGTTGCTCCACTTACAAAAGCATTTAAAAATCTTATTGCAACAGGATATGTAAAAGAATTAAAAACATGGGATGGATGTTTTAATATTAGAAAGATGAGAGGATTATCTAACATGTCATTACACTCATGGGGAATTGCCATAGATGTTAATGCTGCATGGAATGGACTTAATAAAACACCAGTGTTATCTGCAGGATTTGTAAACTGTTTTACAGATGCAGGTTTTGATTGGGGAGGTACATGGACCAGACGCGATGGAATGCATTTCCAACTTGCAAAAATATAAAACAACTGTTTTTAAGTTGATTTCTTCTCTCTTCTGTTGAAAGTGCCCTCGTTCTGAGGGCATTTTCTGTTAGAATATGTATCTAATGTTTTTAGCATCAAAATACTGACTATACAGTTCAACAAAGTCTGCAATCATCTTAGCTTTAAGTTGATATTTATATCTTATATTGTCTGCAGCATACTCAGAATCTTTAGATTCTTGTATATCTGGTTTCCAACATAATGCATTTACAGCTTCACTTGCATTCTTATAAGATGTATTGTTATACGTCAAGAATATACATTCACATGGAACATCTATACCTGCAGCTATCAATAACTCAAAAAGATTTTTGTACTCATCTAACCAACCTTCTTCATATATAATAGGACTAAAGTTGATATGTACTTCCATCTTCTCTTGCAGCTTAGGAATCATTGCAATTCTGTCAGATACACTATCAGTATTTGGTTCTAATATATCTGCATACTTCTGAGGCATCAAACTTACTCTTATTCTGTGTTTACCAGGAACCAAAGTATAGTCATCTAATCTAAATTTAGTAGGGTACTTAGTTGCAAATGTAGATTTCAACTTAGGATGTGCATTGAAAAAATCAAATACTTGTTGCCACTGATAATGTTTACCATGTAAAGGCACATCAGTACTACATCCAATATCAATACAATAATAAGTATCATCAACTTGATTAGGTACTTTAGGCATAGGTTTTGACTCTGCCCATTTGTTTATAGATGCTAATATTTGATCTGTATTTTCATTAAGAAACAACTTGTTATTATTAAATCTACCTACATAGCAATAAGACTTCATACATCCACCTAAACATCCATAAATAAAGTTGGGAGAAATAGCATCACTACTTCTCCCATTATCTCTAGTAACTAAAGTTTTAGTTTTCTGTTTCTTAATTTCCATTATCCTCTACCTTTCTCATCAGGATACAATAAAGGAGCAAAGTCAGATTGCCAAAACTCTTTAGTGTCAACATCCATAATTGTAAGCTTTCCATTCCAACCAGCACCTGTGTCCAGGTTCCATAAGTTGCCATATTGATTGGGTCCATCATTTTCTGCAGTATGTCCTATGTAAATTTCTGTAAACTCTTCTAAGGCATTAAACTTAGCATTAGGTTTGTTATTATTTTTACCAAATGCTGCTTTAGCACTCATTAATAAACTTCTATCCCAGTGACATTCTTTAGCAATACTTCCTGCATTAACAGGTAACATTGCACCTCTAGGAAATCCTTCTAGATAATCCCAACCACCATGTATAAATAATCTGTTCTGATCATCAATATAGTAATCAATTTGATCTTTCCAAAAGTCTTTGTGAAAACCATCTACAAGTTTTCCTGTACGCACATAACTTTCCATAGTTGCTACACCACCTTGAGCTGTCCATATAAGAGGTGTTCTTCCATAAACAAACCAATCATGGCACCATACATCATGATTACCACGTATACATATTAAGTTTTTGATAGATAATAATTCATCTACACATTCTGAAACTTCACTCCAACCATCAGCAATATCACCTAATGATATGAGTGTGTCATTTTCTTTGTCAAATCCTGATTTCTCAAGACATTGAAGAAGTGCACGGTGATTACCATGCACATCTCCTATTACAAATGTTTTACTTGATTTTTGCATATTTTTCTTTTAATATTAGATCATAATAATCTGTTGTTTCTTTTTTACCATCACTATGATGTCTAGTCCAAGTTTGTGGTGCTTTCTTTCTACATTGAGCAATTCTTTCTTCTATAGTACCTTTAGTTTCTCTTGTATAATATAACCAACTTTCCCAGTAATGGTCTAAGTGTGGAGCAGCAAATGTAACAGCTATTTGCCATTTAAAGAATACAAAGCTTATCATAGGACTCCATTCAAATCTATAAGAATCCCATTTAGTCTTCCAACCAAGTCTAACAAAGTCAAATCCTATCTTTTTAGGTACTGGATGTAAACAACTTAATGATCTATCATACAATTCTCTAAAAGAAGTTTCTCTTCTTGCATATTTAGGATTGTTTTTGTTCCACTGTCTTGTTTCTCTCATTTTTTTAACAGCAGATTTTACAGCTAATTTAGGTGTACCTTTTACCCATTTTCTAGGAAAAAAGTAAGGTGTACCTAATGCTATTTTACCACAATAAAACTTTAACTTTAAAGGTTTAAATGGAGAGTTGTATGCTTTTAAAAAACTAAAGTCATTTAGAAAGTACTTTATTCTATTTTTTAGTGTCATATTATTCTTTGTATTTAAAGTACAAACCTAGTTCATTGTGATTTCTAACAGGTTGATTGTTTAATTGTCTAGATAATGTAGATTGATTAATATGAGGCATAAGTTTAGTAAGTAATCTTGCAGTTTTAAACTCAGCAATTAACTCATTTTTTAGATTGAACACTTGCACAGCTTTTGAGTGAGGACTATTGTCTTCTTTCTTACAATACTCAGATTCATGTATTATAATTATGTTTTTAAGTCTATCTCTACCTATAGATCTATCAGTAACTGCTATTAGTTCTAAATCTTTCATGTAGTGATACTTAAATCCTAACTCTTCATGTACAAAAAGAGGTCTTTTGTTTGTATCTTTAGGATAATACACTTTTCTAAAATCTACCATGTTATCAAACATGCATATGTATATACCTTGATCATCATATACATAAACTTTGTGTGGTTGTCTACCTGCCATTTGCTTTTGCGTTTATTATGTTATAAATTTCTTCCCATGTTTCTGGTAATCCCATAAGACATTTGTCATCAATATAAATATCTGCAGATATCTTTCTGCAATCTGCACTATACATCTCTATTACATGTGGTAAATTAGAGTTTATATAATGATAAGGTATCATAGCATTATCAAGAAATTCTTGTGCATGACCTTCAAATTTACCAGATCTACATGTGTTGATAATAATATAATGACCTTCATTATATAGTTTTCTTATATAGATACTAGCATCTTTTTTAAGTTCACCTATTTCTGGATATGCTAAATCACATATAGTACCATCAAAGTCAATACTTAATATTAGTTTTTTCATATAAGTTTTTCTTTAATTAATATTTGCCTCACTTTCTCTACAAGATCCTCAAGAGTTCCATCATTGATAATTTCATAATCAAATTCTGCATTATCAAGAGCTGTCTCACTTGCATGTGTTCCATTTGATGTTCCAGGTCTAACTACTCTAATAGTGATTCCTTTTCTTTCTACAACAGCTTCCATCTCATTAGGAAATCTCATGTCTGTAATAATCCAGTTAGGATATTCAAGAAGAGTATCATTACCTAATTCATCCCATTCTTTTACAACTGGAATATAATCAGCAAACAAAGCATTAACCCATGTGTTTACATGTAATCCCATACGCATGCATTCTGTACCAAGAAGCTGAAGAAACTTTCTTACAGTAATTGTTTCATAGTGTACATTACTCTTTTTGTCATAAAAAGGTCTTGCCCATTCTGGTCCAAGATTAGTCATCTTAAAATCCTGATCTTCAAACTTTTCTACAGGAATGCCTGTAAGCAATGTTGCAACAGTTTTTAACTTTCCTGCAAACTTCTTAATCTCAGATAATTCATTTTTACTTGTTAAAAGCAATCCTTGAATTATTAGTCCAATAGTATCTTTACCAGATCCTATCTTTCCATTAATACCTATTATCATTTTATTGGTTTGTTTTTAGTGTTACACGTTTTACATTTAAGTGTCTCTGGATCAAAGTTCTTCTCTGTCTTACACTTGTCGCAGTATTTGTATAGAGTTATCATTTTATTCTAGAATCTATACATTCTCTACTAATATCTATACCTTTATAGCGTCTAAGGTATCTTCTTAATAGTTCTTTTTTGTTAAGTTTTGTATAACTACATCTTACTTTGATTGTAGAATACATGTATTTAATATAATCTGTCATAATGATAAAATTATGAGGGAGCTTTTACACTCCCTCTAATTAAAATAATTCTAATTGTTGACCATAACTACCTGAAGAAGGTAGCACTGTAGATAATCTTTCTATCTTATGTATCTCATCATATATCTTATCTAGATAATATGCATCATTTACACCATAGTCTTCCCAAGGTTTATTCTCTACTCTATTAAAAATAGTTTGTTGAACCTTAGTACTTTCTAATTGCATCTCCCTACCATCAGGATGACACTTAATAAGCTTAGTACCTTTATCAGACATAAAATATCTTATGAGTCTTTGGAGCTTGTTCTGCTCATATACACCATTTTCTATTCTACGCTCAATAAAATACCATTCACCTTTAAGTTTGGCACCTGCACAATAGTCAAATATATTTCTATTTGCTTTTAGAAAGTCTACTGGATCTACACCATTTATAAAATAAGCATACAATGCTTTAGGTACTATTAAGAAAGACTTGTTCTTATGAAAAGGTAAATCTTTATATTCAAATCTACCTTTGCATTTTACATCACCTGTATCATACACAGCAATATAATTGTTTACATCTCCTATAATCATTTTATCATACTTCACAGTTTCTAACTGCAGATTAGTCATTGTTTCCCATTCTTTACAGATTTCAAAGAACAATTCTTCATATTGTTCATCTAGTAAAAACTCAAGACCATCTGTATTTTGCATAAGAGGTTGTGCACCAGGAATTCTAGTAGCCAACATCTCATACAACATAGATAGTTGTAATTGACCATTAACAGTTATTCTGAAAGTTAATTCAGGATCATACAAGAAAGAATTTCTTTCTTTACTTAAACCATATGTAGAATTTAATATAATCTTAAACAAATAGTTCAGTGGGTCCTTTTTGCTGTACTTTTTTCTCTCTTCAAAGAACCATTCATACAGCTCACAAAAATCCTTCTTAGGAAATTGTGCTGGTCCCCATTGATTTCTAATTGCTAGATTTGGATAAAAAGAAGTAACATCTGCAGATAAGATAATCTTACCATTACCAGATTTATATATACCAGGTTTTATACAACCATGCAAACCACCTAAACCAAAATCAGTTTTTACACCTTTATACATCATAGTGTACTTAGGTCCCTTGATCTTGTCATCTTTGTCATCATACAATTTAGTATCTACTACTAAATTCTTAAACCAATTGTGTACACCTTTAAACTCAGGAGTTTCAAATTGTACCATAGGAAGAATAATCTCTCTTATATTTACAAAGTTTCTGAAAGTGCGCATTGCTCTGATTTCTTTTTTAGTCTTACCTAATTTTTTACATAGGAAGTGTAGAAAGATTTCTTTACTAATACGTGGCTCACTTGCAGAATATAATGCAACATCATAAGTTTTACTAAGCTCTGCTCTTAAATTGATTTGTGCTGCCATAGGTCTAGAACCTTTAGCATCTTTATACAAAAATATTTGTTTGGTGGACAATACATCATTAATACAATAATTGATAATATCATCTAATGTTTTCTGATCATTTACAGGTTGAGTATGATGGTGAGGCATTTCCTCTACATTATACCAATCCATAGAGAACTGAACCCATTTCAATGAACTTCTTTTAGCTGCGTTATCCCAGTGATTAAGTTTAAATACATCAATACACTTGATAGACAGCTTAAATTCTGGATAGTCTAACCACTCTCCTGCATTAGATTTTCTGATTACTTCACCTGCATATTGTGCAATAGTAGCTGTAATTTCATCTGAGTTTAACTCAAGGAAATCTTTCTCATACTGCAATACAAATTCACTAATCTGAGCATCAAATGCAAGATTGTTATAACCTAAATGCCAATCACCATTCTCTTTGCAGTCTTTAAGAAAATCTATGAATGCTTTCATATCATTTCTTTCTTTATTGACTACAAAAGTCTTGGTTTCATTTGAACTATATCCAATGAATACAGCTACAAAGCAATTGACAATGGTTTCATAATCCATTACCCAGAATTTCTTATCTCTCATTACTCTTCTAGTATAGCTAAAGCTGGGTGTTTACTATTATTTGCAAAGAAGTTGATAAATTCTTTAATATCATCAATATTATCAATGTAATATTCATAATAAGTGTCCATCATTCTTCTTTCTTCTACATGCAAAGGTTTACCATCTGCTCCAG